CTCAGTGATGTCTTTGAGTAGACGCTTTACGCCGGCAGGCAAGTTACCTGCACCTGCAGCCTGTGCAGCACTAATCACCGCACCTTTAATTTCATCACGGATCTGTTGTGCTTCTTCTTTACTAAGCTTTGGCTTACCGTTGCCGTCCTGATCATCACCATCGCCGTCTTCTTCAAGGTGATCGTCTAGCAGCATCTTCTCCAATTGGCTAATGTCTATCTTGTCTGAATTCTCGTACAAGTAATCGTACACTTCTTCGTAGCTCCAACCGCGAAACTTGTTATCAAACAAGATTGGTACTACACTAATCTTCTCACCAATTCGCTGTTCTACTAGGTCTTGGTTAACGCAGTAGTCGGCAGCAATGTTGCTTAGACGCGGCATGCGGTCACCTCTACGACCCATGTGATCATAAACCGCATGCAGGATCTCGTGTCCGACCAGGAACTCGAGCTGTTTTAGTGGCATCTTGTTTACAAACTCACTATTGTAATAGAACTTGCGGCCGTCAGTTGCAGCGGTTCCGCACCATTCATCCGCATTAGTCAGCGTCATACGGGTAGCTAGCTGTCCGAAGAACGGAGCCTTTAGTAGCAAGCCAATACGAGCAGTAGTCAGTTTTTCACGAGCCGCTGCATCTGTGCGCGGATCCGTTACTGTAACTACTTTTTGCTTATCAATCGCTGTAGATTCTGCCATAGCTACTCCTTATTCTGTAATACATTATAGCAAATTCTGTATTTACAGTCAATGTAAAAAAGGAGGACTTACGGACCAAAATCCTGCCTCCACCTCACACGCGACTCAATTATTTAGACGAACCGGCTGCGGCTAACACATACTTGCCGTAACGCTGATGGAACTCATCAAAGCTTGGCATCTTGCCTGGAACCATTGGCAGGTTGTATGTAGTCAACGCAACTCGCGCACCCATAACAGTAACCTCGGTTGTAAAGTTATCCATCATGAACCGCAAGAAGTTGTCGGCCATTTTATGGAACTCGGTTACCTTGTCTTTGTTCTTGGTATAAAAGTCTTGTAATTCGTAGCACATACTTGTGGTCAACGAATACATAGCCGAAACTTCTTTGGTTTTGAGTTCTTTAACTTTGCCTGACAGGATGTCTTCAGGCTTGGGCAGCGAACCGGCCACTTTACGGTGAGCCATAAACTTGTGTGCAATACCCTCGCCCACACAGCCTGCAATAAGATCCGTTAGTTCAGCAGCACTGACACCTTCATCGTGACAGAATTCACTTGCAAAGGTCCAAGTACGAGGTGTAGCAAACGAACGACTATTGCTACGCGGATCAAAGTCAAACATATCCGACTTGGCAAAGCTCAAGTAACCTACAACATCCGCATGAATCTTGTTCTTAACGGCCCATGTCTGCCAAGATTCAAAGTCAGGACGAACCTCCAAGTGTACAAAGCGGTTTGCTAGAGGACTAGGCATACGATATGTAACACCCTTGTCCGAATCACGGTTACCCGCCGCCACCATTACTACATTGTCTGGTAGTGTGTATTTGCCGATTCGTCGATTCAAAATCAGCTGATATGCAGCCGCTTGCACTGCGGGCGCAGCCGAGTTCATCTCGTCTAATAGCAATACTACAATAGGATATTGTGCTGCAAGTTCTTCGTCCGGCAATTCAATTGGAGGTGCCCAATCCATCTTGCCGTTATCTTTATTAAAGAACGGAATGCCGCGAATGTCAGTGGGTTCCATCTGACTTAGGCGCAAGTCGATCATGTAGCCGCCTAGCTCGCTTGTGATGTCAGCAACCACTTCACTCTTACCAACACCTGGTGGTCCCCATAGGAACATGGGTCGTTTGTGTTTAAACGACCTTAGGATACGACTACGAGCCTCTTCGGGCGTAACCGTACGAGTTTCTGTAACAGCCATCTATATCTCCCTTGTCAACGTGTGAAACACTATTATAGTATAATGCAGAATTAAGGTCTGTAGCATTTCTGCCACACACCCTCATTCTTAGGCGCCGTTCTTGTCGCGCCATGCATCAGCCTTGACAGCAGCATCAGCCATCCAAGTGTCAAAGAACTTGGCAGCATCCATGCCTTCTTTGTACTCTTTAGGCACTCGCTTGGTTTTGGTTGCAACCACTTTAGTAGTCTTAGCAGCCTTGACTTTGACAACCGCAGGCTTTGCAGCCTTGGCAGCACGAGCCGCCTTAGTAGCAGTTATGCCTTGTCCATTAAGCCAATCTACTGCTTCTTCTTTGCCCATTGCAAACGGCAATTGAATCATGTTAATGTCAGTGCAACCAAACCGCTCAAGTGCTTTAGCACGGTTAGCGTCGTTGGCAAATTTGTAAACAACAGCACCGTTCTCAGTGCAAGTGCCCGCAAAAGTAAAAGTCTTAGACATATACTCTCCTAAAAGTTACAGTTAAAATTAACTACCCAACAAACATAGTATAACAAAATGGGTCTTTTTAGTCTACCGTTTTTTATGTTGCTTTTTAGCAACTTTTTTGGGTGTTGCTAAAGGTGCAACTTTTGTTGCATTTTTGAGCCGATGAAACAAATCTGTTGCTTTTTTAAACTCAAAATTTGGATGCTTATACATATAGTCTATTTTGCGCTCTAAAACTTGCAAAACTTCTAACAAGTCCATTTTTGTTGCAAAATCGCTATCCATTAGTATTTTGTTAACATCATGCTTGTCTAGCATGTATTCTACCCATTTTGTTGTTGCGGGTATTTTGTAATATTGAACTATTGCTTTTTTGTTATTGCGTGTTGCATATTTTGTAATATATGTACGGGCAAACATAAAGCCTCCTTTTACAAAGACTATACAGTATATGCAAATTACGAATTATGTGCAACCGCCGCTAAAGTTGGAGATTGTCAAGATATTGCTGTAGATTATCGGCGTGCAATCGTAGCATTACAGTTTCTTGTTCGCCTAACAAAGTAATCCTTGTATGTTTATTGATGTAGTACGGACAAGTTAAAAGTCTGCTCATTTGCAACAGAGTGCGATTTAGCAAAGGCTCGGGCAAGTCAACTTCGTATGTGGGAATTTGAGTGAACTTGGTTATAAACTTTAGTCCAGACTGACTTAGTCTCAGACTAGTAGGATCAGTATGATTCCACCACCAAACTTTTATATACTGCGAATATTCTGCGGCATCCCGGCCTGCAGCCCTAAGGATGCTGGCGGTGTAGTCGTGCTGATTACGGGTAGATTTGGTCACCTTGTTTCATTAGGACCACAGTAAATTTGTCGGTCTTGAACAATGTGTTGAGTTTTTTGGCTAGATTAATAGCATGCCCACTGTTACTAAAACTTACCTTTTTGTATTTTGGACCTGGATAAGCTACCAACATATTTGAGCTTTTAAGGTTAATGGGTTTGTTGTCGTAGAATACCGCCCAAATTCCTTCGCTGCTAAGAACTTGATCACTTTTGTAGTTAGATTTGTTAACATGTTCTAACAGTACTGTAGGTTTAGGTCTGGACATCTATTATTCCTTGAACTATGTATTTATCCTGTTATCTGGGCAGTTTAAGTTAAAAACCGCCTCCGTCTAGCCCGGCTGGTGCTTGAACTACCTGCTGAGGTACTACCTGTAATTCAGCAATGTTAGCTAACAAATTAAATATATCCGCATGTAAATTTCTAGCTTCCTCTGCAGATAACGCCAATTGTTTACTGCCAGTTTGATTCATCACTTTTACTCGTTCGTTAAAATTCTTTATTGATAAACTTAATTTTTGCATATATGCACCTTATGTTTTTGCATTTCTTCTTTAGTTTTAAATGGTCCAACAAACTCATATCTGCTTAGTGTAATATTTTTTGGGCAATATTGCTCCACCCAAAAACCGTTTAGTTTAATCAAATAGTATCCAGCACAAAATAAACTTTTACTTTTTGCTGTTTTACTATAGATAGGCAAACGCCTTTGTACATCCCATACTTCGTTATATGACTTACCACTAATTGGAAATTCATAAACTGTTTTTGTATTTTCTTTTTTCTGTTTGTTGGCAGTACCAAATTTAATTTGATATTTTTGTTTTAAAATTTTAACACTAGCGAAGAACTCTCTGTGTTCGTCATGAACATAAACAAAACCACCATCTGCTTTGGCCTGTATGGTTGCAATTTTTTGGCCGCGATCTTCTACAACCCAAAATTTATTTTTAATTACCGGTTTGGCTACTCGTTCTGTCATGTTTTTGCCAGTGTGTGATGTGTAACAATTTTTCCAAGTTCTTGTCCAAGATCTTGTGTATCACCAATTACATACATGTCGTCTTCGTTTCCATAGCCGTGTGATACTTTAACTACATATCCGCCATGAGCAGTATGTATATCAATTGAGATTTTTTTGTTAGGTAATAATTTCCCCCCGTCTATAGCATATTTGCCAGTTAGGTCAAACTGAGAAATTTGTCCGACTGTAATAGGGGCAACACTTCCTGCCATGGTAGAATAATTGCTCATAGTTTCATTTGCTCCAACATAATTGCCTGTGCCACTTGCTTGGCAAAGTCTTCGTCTTCGTGAATCATGTATAGTGTGCCTTCGGTGCGATCAGTTTTTTGATTGTATACACGAGATTCAAGAATATGACCGCCCACTGCTGTATATAAACAAAAGTTCATACCGTTTTGTGATGGTGACGATCTATCTCGTTCGTGTACTACCTCGGGTCGCGACAATAGAATATCTTCCTCATTTAACCAACGGCGTAATTTTCTTCGTAACCAGTTCATTGTTTTTCTTCCTCCATGCACAATACCTTCATTATTTCAAACTTGTCATTTAAATCTTTTAACCCAGGATGTCTCGCCATCAGATCATTTAGCCGTTTTTCTTCTTGCATTTTATTGTAGGCCCAAGTCAATGTTTCTTTAGCATTGGCACTCAAATCAATTTTGGCATTGGTGTCAATACCAAACCATGCTATGCCATTATAAACTTCGATTGAGTTGGTGTTAGAATTATATCTTAACAAGCCGGCGCTTTGTGCGCCCGGGCTGATAGGAGGCACTCCATGATAACTTTGTTGTACTTGAATCCATTGCGGATCTGAATTTATTTGTTTTATCATATGTAATCAGCAGTTAAAAAAGTCACTGTAAATCCAATGATCAAGTAAATCATTGCATGTAAGAATTGATCTAGGCCAGTCCATAGCCAAAAAGCGTTTGAATCCACACTCAAACGCACAGTGGCTCTACGATGCATAAAGTCAAAAATATAATGCATTACACTATCAAATACCGCAATTATTACACAGGCCTGAATGTTTAAAAAGTGCATGAGAATCACATAAGTTAAAACGCCATGTAATCCTGCGTGTTGAAGGCCACCCAATCTACCCAGATGACCTTTGTCTTTGATCATTCTGTCACTTTGCCAGCAGAAGTCTGCTAGAAAGTGTTTAAAAAATAACAAGGCTAGTATAAGCCAAGTAATCATGCCGGGTACTCCGCACCTAATAGCTCGGCATAGTTTGAACTATGCTCACTGAGCTTATTCAATTCATATTTGCCACAGAACTTCAAAAACTGAGCACCTACCATGGGACGACTTCGCTTGACTGCTCCTGTAGCAATAGTTTCTGCAATTTTATTTTTAATTTCCTCAGGCTGTGCAGTAAGATCCACTAGCACTCTATTGCGTTCATAGTCATCTAACACTCGATGTTCCACGCCGTGATGGTCTGTCCATCTTTGAAGCATAAGGTTATTCCAAGCATATCCTTTTTTATGTTTGTCAGCAAAAGCTTCAGTGAGACCAATTTTGTTCTTGCTGCCCTTGGTCCTAACACCCGGGTATGCGGAAAAGATATTATCTGTCGGATCTCCACGCATACACTTCTCAAACAGGATCCATTGCGGATCAGGAATGACTTTGGGTTCTTTTGTTTTTTTATCAATGACCAGTTTACCTTTTTTGTCCAGGATACCTGTTAGCGTATGGAGTTCATCGGCAACACCGTTATATTGCTGTACGTTTGGTGCCAGTAACTGGTAGAAATCTGTGTCGGAGGAAATGATAACATGATCGTCATTGGGGTGTGCGTGTATGAATCCTGCAATAAGATCATCTGCTTCAAGCTCTGGATGTTGAAGAACTGTGCAATTAGTCTTTTCCTGCAGGAACGTTTTAAGGTTATCAAACGCTTCCCAAAATAGTCGATCCTCTTCCTGTTCTGATTCGGTAAGGGCAGCACGAGCGACCGCACGATTCTTTTTGTACGGCTCGTAATAATCTTTTCGCCACGAGCGTCCTTCCAAACAGAATACCACATGATCGGCTTTCTGATCCCGCCAAGCCTTATTAACCGAACCGAGGGTAACATGAATAGCGAACCCTAACCTATCCCAAGTATCCGATTGACGATGGGCCGAATGACGGGCACGGAAGAATGTATTTGCAGTGTCTACGATTAGATATCTCATGCATTAATAGTAGCATATTATAACAACCTGGTCAAGTGCGACAAAAGAAATTCTGCCCATTTTCTATGTGCATCTGCTCTAAAATGATAGGACGAATTGGATTGGAATCCTTGGTCCGTTAACCATTTCCAGTAAGTCATATTAGGATCGTATGGGTCAACATATGAGTCGTGCCAATCGGTTGGTTGTTCAGTATGGAAGTCATTGTAAGTATTAAAGAACAAATGTGGTATACCAAAATCTAATAATTCGCTATGGAAAGCATGAATTTGCTGATGCGCTAATTTGGTTCTTTCATTCCAATTTAAATTTACAACATAATCCTGATATTGCTGTTTAATTGGATCAGGCCAATCATGTCCGACACCGCCCGCATTGATTTGCCAATATACACCATCATGCAACCATTCTTCGCGCTCCCAGGTGCTCCATCCTATAATAACAAAATCTGGTGTAATAGTTTCTAAATATTTCTTAGTGGTTCTAATTATTCTTGAATTGGAACTAGCTGACTCTGCATCACAATGTAATATAGCAAACAATTCATTTGCTATATTGCAACCATAACTTGCTTTTTCATTATCCGGATGTGGAATACGGCCTAGGGCATGATAGAATGGGTCATCTTCAGCAAAACAATAATCATTTACCGCTTCTGCCCCGGCGCTATGACTATCTCCGTTTACATAAATTATCATTATTTTCTTTTAAAGATTTGTTCAAATGTAGTAGTTGGCGCATCAAAATCTGCATAGGTAGCAGTAAATGTTCCTGGTTGTAAAGAATTGTTTATTAGGCTGGCAAGTTTGGAATGTGTTTCATCTGTAAAATGCCCTGATCTCATATCTATATAGTGATCGTATATAGAAGCCAAATCAGGATCGGTGAAATAATGAGATGTTTCTTGAACACAAAGATCAAAAAGATTAAAATCTTTGCCATAATATCTTGTTGCAAATGTAGGAATTGTTAAAAGATTTGGTATTTTGTTTTTTAAATATTCCGTTATACAATATGCAGCAAATTCGGCATCATCAACATCTACAACTAAGTTTAAAAATTTTTCTGTTATGTCAATTTTATTTTGCAAATCAAAATTGTTAACTTTACAATGGTGTCGACCTGTAATATGAATATTATTTGAATTATGTCTAATAGTATATCTTTGTGGTTGAGTTAAACACCAAATATTTAGATCATAATTTTTGTAATGCTCATATAGTAGTTTTGCAGAAAAAAGCAGGCTTGAGCCTGCTTCGCCCCAACATTCAACTTGATGCAAATACTTTGTATTTAGATATTTCCACCAAATACTTTCATTTGTATCTTTGTTGGCATAACTATCGCCAAATACACCAATTTTCAAAAATATTCCTCTACAAAGTTACTAACTAATTTCTGTCCTTCCGTTGCCTAAATCATTACGATCAATTCGTCTAGGTCTTGAATCAACAGGTTGATTGGCTTCCCACTGTTCATAGTTTTCGTTTAAAATATTGCGGCAAATAGTTTGAAACCATCTATCCACAATAATATCATCTGTATCTTCTTTACGCTGCATGTAGCCAGCCTTGACTAATCTAGCAACAAAAACTTCATTCCAATCTAATTCAAAACTACCATTACCGATATCATCAGGATCTAATTCTACACTTAATATACTAATATAAGGTTCTCCAGCCTCGGTGGCCGATTCTTTTGCACTTTTCTTTTTAGACTTTGGCTCGGTTGATCGAGGTTCGGTCTTTGGTTCTGGTTTCTTTTTTAGCCAATCAAACATATATTTTCCTTGTTAAAATCTTACTGGCGGTTTATTTGTACTATAATTATCACTATTTTCAACAGATCGCGCCCACGATCTAGTTGCTTCTGAGATCGGAATGTCTGGTACTACCTTGTCCAAATATTCCAAATGCTCTATAGAAGTTGGATGCATATCTTGTTCTTGTGGTCTCCATTTGTAATTGAAGACTTTTTCATATACACTAGGTCGAATATTTTCTAAAGTATTTGCATAAAGATCAAATAAAGGTTGTGCTTCGTCTAATTCGGCAATAGTGTATTGATCATAATTTTGTATAGGAACCATAGATAAAAATATAAATTTTACGCCTAAATTTTCTAAGTAATTCTTTGCGGCGTGTATCACAGCAAGGTCTCTAACAAAACATCCTTTTATATCAAAATATCTATGCAAAAATTCTGGGCTGTAAAAATATGTTGTAAAAACATTGCCATGTGTTTCCCAATTATCTTTGATGTAACGATCTTCTCTTGTTACATTTGTCCACATTATTACTACAGTATCATCTGGGTTAAATTTATTTCTTAACGAACATTCAATCAAACTATTAAAAATAAATTGATTGCCGCCTCCAAGTTTGCCCCAATTTTCAAAATAATCAAATTCTTTGCCTAAAATGTCTGCCCATGTGGGCCAAAAGTATTGCGTAAAACTACAACCAAAAGTAAAGAGTCTGCGCACTACTCAAGTGCCCCATTCGTTCTTGAATAATGGCACTTGTAATCGATCACTATACCGTAATCCATGTTTCATTGCTAATAGTGCAACTGCTCTATTGTTTAGAGAATATATACTTTCTACACCACCAACTGGCATTAGATATACCGAGCCCTTGAATCCTGCGTTGCGATATTGCTCTACGGCCTTTAGTGCATCTCGAACATCTTCTGCAGTAGACACAACCAATTTAAGATAAGTGTGTCCTAGATTTTGATACTGACATACAATGTCGGGACGAATAGCCTCATCCCAATTTTCGCCACTGACAGGAAGCTTGGCACTGACACTAAATGTAAGTGCTTCGCGACAGCGTCCTTGTGCACCGGTCCAGTCGGTCAAGTACTCTTGAAATTTAGTATCCAATTCTTGTGTGCCATTTGTTTCAAAAGTAATTTCTTTTAACTTTTGCATACGGGGATGATTAAGCAAGTCGGCGTAAGCTCGTTGCCAACCTAGCAATGGTTCACCACCGGTGATTACAAGATGTTCATCTTTCCATTTACCATGCGGAAGAATTTCCATAATGCGTTCTACAATGGCATTAGAGTCTAACATGGGACTTAGGTCTTTGAATCTTGGATCCCACGACGCATAACTGTCACACCCTGTGCTCACAAGAGGCAATTGTTCATATTTGCTAAAATAATGGACTCTGGCTGCAATATCTTCTATTTCTCTAGATAACTTTCCTTTAGGCATGCCAAATCCTTTGCAAGTAAAGTTACAACCAAAAGTGCGAAGGAACACACTAGGTACTCCCATGTATCTACCTTCACCTTGTATGCTATAAAATAATTCTGCTACTTTGATTTTACTCATGCAAATAGGTCCTCATTCCACTCTCTATGGCCTTCTCTGAAAGCCATGTTGGCTTGTGTTTCACGCACTTCTACTCTATAACACCAAAGTCTTTCGGCTTCCCCAGGCCCCCACATATCAGGAATATAAACACCGTTAACAAACTTGTACAGTTGATCGGCTAGACCTTCGCAGCCCAACTTAGGCAATACAACGATCTTGGCCATTTTCCGTTCTTGTAGCAGTTTGAATGTGGCCAATTCAGGATCGTCCTGTGCCACAATCAAGGTATGGTCAAACTGATCTTCAAGGATCCGCTTGAGGTCTTTAAGGCCGCCGTAGTCAGCTGCCCAGTTACGCACATCCAGATCGTCTGTGCCAAAGTAGAACTTCATGCTAAAGCTATAGCCATGAATTAGGTTGCAGTGACTATCGGCTCGCCATTGGCGATATGCACACGGAAATGCATCGTGATATTCTTTTGTGCTTGTATATTTGTAAACTCTTGTTGCTAAAGACATTTTATTCTCCTATGTTAAGATTTTAGCATAGGCCTGCAGAATTTGTAAAGCGGGATGAAGAGCCAGGAAGGCCGCTGTGTAGATTTGTATTTATGCTTTTAATTTTGCCACCAATTTTCCCAAGGGAATACAATCCAACAAGGATCGTCTAATTTATTAATACTACGACCGCTGTAATCAATACCTTGATAATTGCTGGCTTCGTTGTTGATGACAACAGCGAACCTTACATTACGATTCCATATGGCATCCCATGCAGCGTGATTTGGTAAACAACTACTAGCCCAATCTTGACGGATCCATTCTAGTGTTGCACCAGAATCATTTATATCGTCAACGATTAAGATGTTTTTACGATATGCAGGATCTGTGTCTGCATCGCCGGATCCGCGCTCATCTTTTGGAACATAACCAAACGCATGTTCAGCCATCCAGAGATTGCTTTCTGACTCACCACCATCTCGCAGACTTACTTTTAATGTCTCGCATGGTACATCAAAATAGTGACTGATCATCAAGGCCGGCGTTAGTCCGCCTCTAGTGATACCTACCACATAATCAGGACGCCAATCACTGTTGGCAATGTCTCGGCAAAGTTCGTGAACCAATCCTTTAAATTCGCGATTTGTGATGTGTAATTTTTTCATATTAGTAAAAGTATTTCAGTTCAAGTTGAGTTCTATACTGTCCATTATCTACAAACATTCCTGATATTTTATATGCAATATTTTTTGTAATCGTATCTGTATAAACAGTTCTTAGATACATGTTTACAGGATTGTTTATCTTGAAATGCGTATTAGTATATTGTATATTACCTTGAGTGTCAATACCAGTTGGTAATTCTGCATTTACACTGCCATTTACAATCCAGGGTCTTACTCCGGTAAAAAAACCAAATCGTTTTGTGGCGTATCCTGTTTCTAACCATACAGCATGAAAGTTATCTACTTTAGTAATTAGTCCAGGGTTAATGTCACTAGTTGTCAGAATATAACCAATTTGATTTTGCCAATCAGATTTTTTATAAGTTACTGTAGATTCAAACATCGATGAATAATTTATACTGCCCCACATACCACTTAGCTGAATCCATGGATTGTAATTAAGTGTTGTAATTTGTGCGCTAACAGACAAAGATTCATTAATTGGCAACAATGATGTGCCTATGCTCCAGACGCTGTTATTACCTCCAAAGCGCATACTACTATATTCATAGTTACTGCCACCTATTAGGTATTCTGTTTGACTGCGTGGTGTAACTTGGTCTGGTACATAATTTCTTGACCAAAAGTTTGAATCATTTATCACAGAAGGAGAAATGTTAATAGCAAAGTTTCTTCCTAAACTGTCTAAAGCCTGAACAGGCAATTGCACTGATTCTATTTTGATACCAGAGATATAACCTGTAACTGGTAGGTGTTTAATTTGTAAACCACCAATTGGTGACAATGCTGCATCCAAATCAATTACATCACCGTTTAAATATGTTTTTGATGTTTGTGACAATACAGTGTTAGCTGTAGCATCGCTCATCCATGGCCATCTAGCTTGAACTGTGCTAATTGCTTGTGCTGCGTTAACAAAACTATCTCCAATGAGACCAAGATAAACTGCCATTTGATTGTTACTTAATTTTACCGCTGTAATTAAATAAAGTTTGTCATCCGGGCCGCGCAGAACGTTTAAAGTATTACCCACATTTGGATGATTGGCAATGGCATTTGTTTGTGCAGAAAAATCTGTTAAAACATTTTGATAAGCTGCCATGTACTTGCCATCGCTTGTTTTTAACAAAATCTGACTACTATTGTTTTGGTAAAAATCCCCGGCAGTTGGTAAAAGTATATCAACTAAACCGTCCCCGTTAATATCTACAAACTTAGGATTATAGCTTACTACTGTATTTGTATTGTATCCGACTACCACGTTGTCAGTTTCGTCGGTAAAATTACCGTGACCGTCATTTTTTAAAAATTGTATTTCACTAAATTTAGGCCATCCATCGACTAGATTTCTAGTTGGTCGACTGAGTACAATGGCATCCATAACACCATTGTCGTTCCAATCATATGCTATCACTCTTACATTGTGTCCGGCACTGCCCGGTATTCCTCCGCTAAAATTATAAGATGCCCATTTAGGTAACTCAAATCTTGGTTTAGGACCTAAACTAATTAGAGAAAAATTCAGATTATCGGAACCGTCAATATTCCAACTATAAAGTCCTGGTTCATTATAACTATTCCCCTGTGAGTTTCCTTGATCAACAGCTAGTATAGTTTTCGTTCCGTTATTTAGAAAATCAGCAACAGCCAAGCTACTCATGCCAGGCAAACTTCTATATTGCTGGGTATAGGTTACAAAAGTCCTATTACCTTGATTGAATGCAAGTGCAGTGTTCCATCCATAATCACCAATAATGATATCTTTGTGACCATCATTGTCTAAATCTGCAATTGCGATATCATGAGCTTCAACATGGTTTTTAGAGTCAGCCCGTGCCAATTCAGATGGCGCAATGTTTATATCTATTGTTGCTCTTGTGAAGGAATTATTAGGATTGTTAAAGTATGCATAAGCAGGATGTTTAATTGTTGTGACACCATCCGTATAAGGAGCCACAACCATATCTAATCTACCGTTGTTGTCTAAATCTGCAAACTTAGCTGTGTGAGCTCCTACTATTTTATTTTCTTGAGCAGTGAACCAAGTGCTAGTTTGATCAACAAGTTTATTATTTTGCCAACCATAAATTGAAATATTAAAGTCTTTCCAATTAGATTCATTGGCAGGTTGGCTTTTAAAACCTGTAACAATTAGATTGTCTCCAGAACTAGTTAATTTTTCAGTGTGTAAATCAACAATTGCCCAGGAGTAATCCTCAGATGTTGTTGCTAGTGGGGTTATATATCCAGCTTTGGTTGGGGTATAATATGGTACAGGATACGAAGGCTGTATTGGAGGATTATAAGAAGGACGTACAATAGGACTACTACCTCCGCCACCGCACCCAAAAAGAACTAATACGATTGCTAAAATTGCAACACGCATAAGAAAATCCATTATGTAAACTATGAAACACTAGTTTAACATAATGGATATAATTTGTCAAATCAATCTCTTTCCATTGCGGCTGCTTCTTTGATCAAACCAATTAGCTCGTCCATGTTTTTACATAGTACTTTGGCTGTGGTCCAATCACCACCATCGTCGCGCCCGCTAATTTCTAACATAAATCCATTATCATACATGTATACAGAAAAGTTGTCGTTTACCTTTTCTAGTTTTTCGTTGAGTGTCATTTTAATCCTTTCTTGAGTTTGGCTTCTTGAATTCCTGCCTGTATCATTTTTTTGAAAATTAATGTTACTCTTCCTTTTTCCTGTTCGGTAAGGTATTTTACTAACATTAGTTTATCGTCGTAACTGTTTGCCCCTTTTAAAAACTCTTCTGGAACTGCCAATTTTGGTTTTTTTGGTTTGAATTTTTTTAAATTGGCTTTTACATCGTCATTGTTATTATTGTTATCAGACATTGGTTGTTACTCTCTCCTCCCACCAAAAAGGTGTAATAAACTTAAGAATAAATTAATAAAGTCCAAGTACAAAGTAAGTGCGCCCATGACTTCTACTGCAGGCCCGTCTGACTCCATAATTTGTTCTCTAATCTTTTGAGTATCATAGGCAGTCAATCCCAAAAAGATTATCACTGCCGCTGCACTCACAAACATTTGTAATGCCGATGATCCTATGAAAATATTAATGATACTGACTATAATGATTGCAATTAAACCGATCATCAGATATTTTCCAACACTATCTAAACTTTTTTTGGTAAAATATCCATAAAAACTCATTACACCAAACAATACTGCTGCACCCAAAAAGGCATTTACAATACTGGCTGTGGTATATATTACAAATATAGTAGCAAAACTCAAGCCCATTAGGGCTGCGAAACCATGTAGGCAAAGTTGAGCAGTAGATCGACTTGGATTATTTCCTAGCACATATCCAACACCAAAGATAGCCGCAAGTGGAGCAAAAATTACAATCCATTTTACAATACCTGTAAAAAAGAAAGTCATTAGTACTGCATTTGATGCTACAAACATACTCACAATCATGCTTGTTATTACTGCTAGTGCCATATTACCATACACACGACTCATAGCACTATTAACTTCTGTTGCTGTTCGATAAGGCAATGCATATTCCATTTTGATCTCCTATTAATAATTATCTTATACTAGCTCTTCAATTACACCAAGTATTTCGGCTGCAATTAAAAATGCTCCAGCAAGCATTAAATTTTGTGGCCAAACCAACGCAATACCAGCAGCGATTCGTGTTGCACTTTTTACTAGACTTACATAAAAATGTCCCGGGCTAGTATCTCGAGGTTGAATATTCAGTAGCGGTGGGTGATGTGGACAACGACCCTGTTGCCAATCACAATCTGGTGAATATTCCTTATTACAAGTTGTACATTTCATCGCGGAGCAAACTCCTGTTGTAATTTGATATTGTCGAAGAATTCTTTCTTGGTACTTTGATCCGTTTTAAACGCACCTTTTAGGACTGTGGTCTGGGTAAGACTACTGTGTGCCATAACGCCGCGATTCTCGCAGCAACCGTGGGTGGCCTGTATGTATACAGCCACATCCCCACTTCCAGTCGCAAATTCAATTTCTCGTGCAATGTCCATACAAAGTTCTTCCTGAAGAGTGCCTCTCCGGGCACACCACTGGGCGATTCTTGTGTACTTTGAAAGACCAATAAGCTTGGGACCAGCAATAATGCCAATATAAGCAACGCCAGAAACAGGCTGGTGATGATGGCTGCAAACGCTCTTGAGCTCGCTTCGTACGACCAACATACCTTCGTATTTTCCATCAGTGTCATTCGGAAATGCAGTAGCGTTTGGAGTCGGGTCATATCTACCTGCCATTAATTCATTGTAATACATTTTGGCAAGACGCCGTGCTGTGCCCGTACTGTTAGGATCTGTTGCTCGATCAATTAGTAGTGTATCTAACACACCTTCAAATGCTTCGGTGGCTTCGTTGATTAATTGCTCACGATCATCGTCATTGATATAGCTGCTAATATTATCTCCGGCCCAATATCTTTTGCCGTCGGATAACATTTGTTCTCTAATGCGATCACTTACCTTTGTATATTTCATTTAATCTCCAATAATTTCTATATCTCTTAGATCTGGATATTCGTGATATTTAGGCGGCTCATTTACAAAATATAATTTTTCTAGACCGATCCTTGCATCTTCAATAGTGGGACGATAATGGTATCCCACCATGAACGAACGCTGCGCCTGCCACGGCGCAATTTGTAAGTCGCGGCCATCATATCTCTGCTGTAATAGAATGCCATATGCTTCCTTGTCATCCAACAGTATAGCACCACCGTGGCCTATTTGTAAAGGCTTGTTATGACCAAAGCTTACACATTGCATCTGGCCGGGTCTATACATTCCAGCTTCTAATCTTCTGGCACTATCCCAGATGTCTGTTCCATAGAAACGATATTCCCCAGTCCATTTTTCAGGTACCAGTTCATATTCTATACCCAGTTTGTGCATGGTCATAGGAATAGATAGGTATGTGTATGCTGTAAATTGAACTCGTTTGACCTGTTTATATCGCAGGCATAATTCAATTGCATGCGTACAACAATCAGTCATGACGGCATAAGGTGCGCCAGTTTTCTTTGCTAACAGTCGTTCAAATTGAACAATTTCTTCAAATGCCACTAGTGTACCATTGATATGCTGAATCAACAATTTGATTCAAGGTTGAATAATTTGGTTGCCAGCCAAGAACTCGCCTTGCCAGTGAGGCATCTGCAATTAATTGACCTGGATCACCGGGTCTACGAGGGCCAACTTGAATTTGTAACGGGCCATAATTAGCGACGATATAATCAATTATTTCTTGATTGCTTATTCCGCTGTTTGTGCCCAAATTAAATACCGCCCATCTATTAACTGTATTCCATTTAATTGCACGACAGTGGGCATCTGCTAGATCCCAAACATGGATGTAATCTCTTATACAAGTCCGATCTGGAGTATCAAAATCTACTCCATTGAGCGTAAAAATTTCATCTTGAATTTTTGATTCTAACAGTCTAGCAATAATATGCCCTGCACCTGGTGCTTGTCCTAGATCTGAATTCTCCGGTTCGGCGCCTGCTGCATTGAAGTATCTAAAGCATACACTAGGCAATCCATATGCTTGATTATAGTTCTGCAAAATTTGCTCAACTATGTCTTTGGTGTTTCCATACGGACTAATTGGTCTTACCCGGTCTGTTTCAACCAGTGGAACATGATCAGGATTACCGTACACACTAGCACTAGAACTGAAAAGAACAAGCGGTTTCTTTTTATAATCCTTAACATGATTTAAAAATTTAATAGTCTTTGCCACATTGTTGTCATAATATTTTGCAGGATCTTCTACACTTTCTCTGACACTAAGATCTCCGGCACAATGTACAATAACATCAGGTTGCAATTCATCTAACCATAACAAACTCTGTTTAGAAACAAAATCAGTATGCAAAAAACCATCTACATTTTTAAGTGTATGATCTCTTCGTTCTCTGTCAATTATATAAATTTCGCTATCATCTAAATTTTGTTTTAAGTAGCGAGAGATGTGACTACCAATGTAGCCACATCCTCCGGTAATTACTATTTTCATTGGTACTTGCTTTCGTGAGTATGTTTTCTATAATCAGTACTCATACGCAACCATTGTTCCCCGTTGCCTTGGAGAATATCGCAGATGCGATCAACTGTTGCGTCGTTCCACGCACTAAATTTACCCATGTTGTTGTGCGGATGTTGTAAGAGGGGTACAAGTTTTTGTATTGCATCTCTAAGCGACCACGGGACATAAAGTCTTTCGCTATCATTTGCAAAAGCTTCTGGGAAACTTCTGTATGCGGGGTATAGTATATTAGCCCCAAGAGTGTCCGCTTCGCTAGCAGTATTTGAAACCCAATCCTGAAGAGCACAATTAAATAACACTCGCGTATCGTTGAGTAAAGCATAGTAATCATTCTTTTCAAGATCTTCGTATACGGTTAGCTTACCTTCTGCTTGTAGTCTGCGTGTACGCTCCATATAAGAACTATTGTTTGAACGCAATTCGCTGCCGCTAAACACACAGAACTCGACCTGAGGCCAATCATTATAAGGTAATGCTTGTAGTCTATGATACTCCTCAATCAAGTCCATATAGAAGTCAGGCTGCTTTTCTTGATCCCATCTAGCAGCAAAACCTACACGGAAAGCTCTATCCTCAAATTTCTTAAGCTCATCTGGCACACGACTGCGTACTTCCTCTTTACCAAACGCAAGACCACTAATGTTGTACACTGGTGCCCGCCAACCTGCCACCTTCATGTGCATGACCATTTCTTCGTTGGTAGCAAGAACAATGTCTGCAAAACTATCTACCATCTTTTCATAATGCCCCATCCATTCTTGCATGCCCCAGACATGAACAAAGTCATCGGGGTCAATAGTTTGTGCAAGACAACGAACGGCAATGCGAGGACGCATATTGCTAGGCACTTGATCAAGAATGTAAGGTAGGCTCTCGATGCCAGGTTGAAACATGTCTTCAAAGTAGATAACATCTTCACTAGTAACCTCTCCTGCTTTCATTTTACGAACTAGATTCATAAGTTGGCTCATGCCAAAGTATGTACGACCGTGTGCGTCTAGCACTTGTCCAGTAACAATAGCTTGATCGTTGCTTAGTGTTTCACCTTCAACAATTTCATAGTCAATGCCGCGGCGTTCAAATACAGCTCTATTCCACTCTTGCAGTTGTAGTGTGTATCTTGCTTTGTAAGGCTCCAGGCCCATATACCATAATTTACGCATTATTTTCCTCCAGGTAATACACCACTGTTGATTTTGATATTTAGATCGCGAAGATCAGTGGCAGAAATATTTCTAGCTACTGCATTATTTGCATGATATTCTTTTTCCCAATATTCCTTGGCCGTTTGAGCCTGGGCATGAACATCTTGTGATCGGAAACCACCGCTTTCGCCTAGGCTTTGTCGGCTGCGAAGCAATTCTAATGTATTTTTCATTGAATGTAATTCTTCGTTTAATCGCTTAGTTGATATGGCTAGATTGTTTAAATCCTGTTGCATTCTACGCAACGGACCTTTGTGTCTATGATCATAGCTTTCGTCTTCGTGCTCGTTACTGGTTAAAATCACCATCATCATTAGTTGACGAAGTGCATTCTTGACACGCACGTCATCAGTTGTGAGTGCATGGTCAAACATTTCGATAAAGCGTTCTAGTTCGTAATCCGAACTATCTTTTTCTCGCACCGCATCGCTCACTGTGTACGCTCTTTCTTGACATACCACATGTTACGAGGCTCACGACCTCGTAGACTGCGTTGAAAATCACCCCAGGGTGTTTTTTCGTTGTACAAATGTCGTTCATCAAATGGATGCCCGTACTTTACACAGAATTCGCGATAACGATCTAGATCGTCAAAGATGGTTGATACTTCTGGTTTCATTACCAGATATTTTTTGAGCCATTTCGCAGCCATTTTATTCTCCTTAGATTTTTATTGATAGAGAGGGTTGTTGAGTATTGTAAGTAATAGTACAACCATTTTCATTGTCTTCACTTACACTAATTACGACATTGCGTCCGGGATATCTATTGGCAATTTGGATATATAAATCATCTGCAATCATTTCGCATGATTTGTAGTCCAATCGCAGACAATCTTGTTTCCTTGAATACAGTGATTCCAACCACCGTTTGAATTGGATGAACTCGATATCACGGTCATTGTGATAGACGTCGATCGACACCCTAAAATGAAAAATGTGACGGTGAGGATTAGCGAGAAACGAGACATTGTATTCATCATTAGTATTTAACTGTGGGTCGGTTGCTGCTGCGGGATAGCAATGAATACCTTCTTTTTGAAAGGTTACCCAAATCTGTCTCTGGGCGTGATGCATAATTCTATCCGCTGTTTCGCGTTCTTCTAAATTCATTTTATCCACTCATCCTTTGTATATTGGGACCAATCGGTAAAGGTTCGACGATCAGTTAGATCATGTAAACTATGGCACCACACTCCGGGATTGGTTGCTGCAAAATCTCGATCGTCTAATTTAATTGTAGCATTATATCCCAATTGTTGTAAATAGGGCAATTTAACCGATACCATTGGTATAAATTTGTGATGTTCGGTTAAGCCGGTTTCTAACAAACCTTCTACTTCGCCGACATCTATATCTAAAGTACACCAATATCCTTGCATGATAAAAGGAAATATCATATTGGTCCAGCGATTCCAATCGGAACTATCGGCGCGGCCGTTTGGAAAACTTTGATTGGCACCAAAGTAGATATGGTCGATGTTAGTTCCAAATTTTGTAAATGGATCTTCTAGAATTTTTTCTATTTCTTCTGCGGGTTGAACACCCACAATAAAAAGAGTTTTTAATCCATAAGCCGGACTATGTTCTACTTCTTTCCCCAAAAACATTGAAATGTTGTTGTGCCCTGGTCTCTTCATTATTAAGATTTGTTGAAAAAATTTATTGAGTTGATAAAATCGTAATCTGGTTGTAGATATTCATAAAGCTTTTGCTGTTTACTAAAATTTTTTCCATCTAAAAAATATTTAGAAATTTCATTGTATATGATGTCACTTGTATCTGTCAAATGAATTTTGTTATTTGTAAAATTGCCTTTATAACCTTCTAATTCCAAAAATAAATTTAAATTATCACCAAGTTTGTCTGTCATTTTTATAAAGGTTATGTTTTGAATTCCTACCTCATGAACATAGTATTTTATAAAATTATATTGTAACTCGGTGTGATCCTGTAATAAAAAAATTTTATGATTAAATAGAAAATCAAAAAACTTATTAAGAAGTGAGTTGTCAACTAAAGTTTGGAAAAACTTTTTCCCGCCTTCGTCCCGATTTATATATCTACAAATATCTTCATTTAATGCAGACAGATATCGCTCCATTGGATCTCGCAAAATAATGCATCTTGCAATATTCTGCTTATATGGTATAGTTGTCAAATTCCATTCTTGTTTATAAGCTTCTTTCTCAATATAAGTTGATGCATTTTTCATTATGGTTATAATTTGCAACTTGCCATCAGGATGGGTAAAGCCTAATGTGCCGTCTTTTAATTTAGGCAATGTTTGCAACATGTTCTAACTTTTTTTTAACTTGTCATTGGTAATTAATCTAGGTTAACCCGTTCGTGATCTTCGTCCCATTGTAATTTTGTAAGTCTACTAATTTCGTCTTTAATTTGCAATTTTTTCTTTTTTAGTTCTGCCAAATGTTCTACATCAACACCGGGATGATTAGTTTGCATTTCGTTGATTTGTTTGTCAAGTAGTTTATGCATTTCTTCCAAATGATTTATTTTACTTTTATAACTCATGTTAATTTTCCTCCAATTTAGATTTTTGACGTTTAGAAGTTGATTTAGAATTTTTAGGAATCGTGATATTATTTTCATTTGTATCAAAAATACTTGCAATGACTTTTTTATCTACTTTAGCTTTTTCCTTTTTGATTTTTTTCATTCCTGGGTGTACTTTTTTAGATTTAAATTCTGTAGTATCAAAAATTGCACGAGATACGAAAAATCTATCCATAACACCAGAAACTTTCTCGTATTTTTTACCAAGATCGTTACCGTTGAAATCGCACATAACATAATCACCTAGACTCATCATCAAGTCAATAATATCGTCACACTTGTAACCAAAACGTTTGCAGTGTGTATCTCGTAATTCTACTTGAACAACTGGTTGATATTTTAAAATAGTTTGTGTTGCTCCTTGTAGTACAAATAGTTCAGTGCCTTCAACATCAATTTTAATCAAGTCAACATCTTCAAAATTAAAACTATCTAGTGTACGCTGTTCTGCAGTCTGTGTAGGATTTTTAGTAGTTTTATTTTGTCTTAAAACTGCATCGCCTCGACTACATTCATTTGTCTTTTGTTCCATTACAATTGTGCCAGATTCGCGACCTAATGCGTATTCAAAAAATTCAATATTTCCTACTAGTTTAAGACTAGCAAATGTACCATCTTTTTGTTTGAACCAACCGTCATCATGATCAGGCTGATGCCTTACCTGTTTTAGTTTGTTATCCCAATAACGTCCTTTTAGCTTGGCATTCTTTGCTATGTTGACGTTCATTTTACACAATTCCATACTGCTTTGCATTGGCTCAAAACTTTTTATATTTTGACACCAAGTTGCATATTCTATAGTGTTCATACCAATGTTGCTGCCTACATCAATTACGGTTCTTGCATTTGGCAACAGTCTGCGATTCATAACAAGATTACGTGCTTGATAAGGACCGTTCTCGCGGGCCATCCTTTGTTCGTAAAGTTTATCGTTGTTCCAAATCCAATATTCTCTACCTATGCGGTTAATTACTAATTTTCTATCGTTAATGTTAAAAAGTTTTGTCATGGTGTCTTAAAAGTTTTTATACAGTATTTAAACTATATAATATATTTAGAAAAAACAAAATTAATAAATTTATTTTTTCTTCCAGCGATCTTTAAATGCATCTGGGCACCATCTCTTTGCAATTTCCATAGGATCATTTTTTCCTAAAATGTCCAATGACTCGGATGTTAAAGAGATAAGTCTACGTTCAGTTGACCCAGGTGTTATATCATAAAATTTGTGTCTTACTTCTTCTTTAACGTTGTCAAAATCAGAATCTGGGAGATCTTCAAATAGTGTTATAAATTTTTTATAATAAGAATTACGATTCCATCTGTTATACGTTATTTCCTGAACGGTAGCATTGGTAACATCAATCAGTTTGCCATCCACATACTGCAAAACTCCGTCGTTGTATCTTTCAAATGGACGTAGATTTTCGTTTCTAGTAGGACCGCCGTGTGTTCTTTCTGAGATATGAACTGTTGTAGCAAGAGCATGATTCATAACATATCTGGACATCTCTTTTGGACTTACCCTTCTACTTCGCTCAATGACATCTTTAATTAAATCAGTTTGAATTTGATCAATGGTAACTGTGTGTTCGCAGTGCCATTCGCTACTAAAGATATCGCCGGTTAGACCAGATAGCCCTAACTCAAGCATTCTTCCTTGAGCCTTACCACTGATAAGATCTGTTCCACTGTTGCCGGTACTGTGTTGCAATCCCATAACATTTGAATGTAGAGTCCTTACACCACCATTACTCCAGTGTACACTATCTCCTGTAATACTGGCTTGCTTATAGTCAGAACTGGCTGCAAATCCGCCATTAAAAAATCGTTGGTAATAACAATACGGTTTTAGATCATCAATTGTACGAGCACCAACATGATTGGCAAATTTTCTTAAATCTCCAGCAAGAAATGCTAACTTTACACCGGCTTCTATTGCCTTTTTAACTGCTTTGTCTGGATCTTGGGCAAGTAATTTTTGGATGTTCATTAACGACTCCTATATTGTGCTGTAACTACATAATAACATAGGAGAAAATTTAGGTCAACTCAAAATTTAGATTGTGCAGTTTAGATTCGTCCAAATCCTCTGATTCAGTTTGGGATAATACAGTATGTTCTACTTCAAATAATGCGTTGAACTGGGTGTTGGAATTCATGGTCTTCTTGCCTTTGAATCCACGAGTGCCCGGAATATTCATCCAATATTTGTTGTAATGCTCAATTATGGCTTCGGATTCTGCACGATCTGATGTTGCAAAAATTGCATCCACAATATCTCTAAATTTAGCATGATCCCCTTTGGAGTTCCACAGCATGTTAGGCCATGTACCAGAATCATACGCACGATTGGCTCGTTGCACAGCCTCTATATGCGTCCAAACATTATGACCCATTAGTAATGCATAGCTAAAACTGTCCCAACTAGTTTTACCTTCTTTACCGTTTTTATTTAAGTCGCCAGGTTTGTATATGCAAACATCTTTCATGCTCATATTGAGACTGATCGGACTTTCATCAAATACATCAATCAGGCCATCTGCTAGTACAGCCTGTCCAAAAGGTCGTGTGTCTGTGGCATATTTTTTATCATCCACAATAGGGCTCATACGATAACACCACTTGCCATCGTGTGGGAGATCAATATGATGGTAGACCTGGCCATTGGCCGTGGCAAGGAACGGACTTGCGCAATCAAAACTGATTGTAAAGTTAGGATTCACATACTTACGAACAGCACGTTGAATATCGGTAAGCAATAGTGCCCACTCCAGTTTACTAGTACCCAAGAAGTGCATCCAATCATGTACACCTTCCTGTAACAGATTATCATGACGTAATGCAACCAAACGACGTAGTACTAGATGTACATCACACATGTTTTGACCACCCATGGCCCAACCGTTAAAGTGACTATCTGGATACTGTGCAGGATCACAATATCCTTTCATCATCTCATACCAATCGTCGGCATGAGTATGGTTGCCACCTTGTAACACATTAAGAAACTTAGTGCCACCGTTGACAACACCTTTACGATGTTTAATAAAGTATTCGTTGTTATACTTGGTGGCATCTGCTGCTTCTTCAAGAGTGCGTATGCCAGACTTCCATCCGTTCTTTTCGTTGATTACAAAACTAGGAATGTCTAATACCATGGCATAGTCTGCGATACCATCTAACCAAGCTAGTGCCTGTTCACGCTTCTTTTGTGCTCGTGGACATCCAGAGCCTGCTCGCCAATCGCCGTCCCATACACCTTTTGCGATCTGAAATCCACCAGAGTCACCTAACAGTACAGTACCTGGTTCACGCTTACGAATCATGTCTTCGCTGGCATCTTCTTTGTTGAGATCTAGATTGGCATGTCCGCCGGAGTAGAGGCTCCACTTGTAGGGGAAGAGTCCTTGTTGGCTGTTAAGCCAATTGAATTGCTCCATGTCTTGTAGTGCCTTAGGCATACGAGCAGGATCAACATAGTCGTTGTTAACACGTTGTTTTCCTATAAAAGTTGCATAGAAGCCAGATATAGCAGGAAGAAACACTGCATAGTCTGATTGTTTAGCTGTTAAATTATCTTGTGTCATAAAATTTTACTTGATTGTAGAGTTCAATATCACACCACATCCATTGTTCGATATTGTATTTTTTAAACTCATCGTTCAACATGGCATATTTAATTAGTTCCTTAAGTTTACGCTTGAGACTAGGTACATAACTATTTGATTCGCTGCTGTTTATTTTTTCAGCGTTGAGTAAACTATTTGTTTGTCCTTCAGAATCTAAAAAACTGGCCAAGTTTTTGTTTAGATTATTGTCAAATTTAAACCATATTGTATTATCAATATCAAGATTTTTTAAGAATGAGCATTGCCTATCTGTGTGATCATCAAATATGACTTTTTCAAAAAGCAATGCTAAACCTAGCTTCTCGCCTAATAATGGCAAATATTCATAATTAAAAGGATCTGCTAAATTTCCTAACACATTTTCGTGATACAAAAACAAGTATTCAACTATACCACTTAGCCATCTATCAATTGGATCTCTTAAAATGGCAATTGTTTTTTCTGAAGGAAACTCGCCATAACTAGCATGTTCCCAATTTAATTTAGTTAAATTTTTTACAATGAATGTACTAGCATTTTTTGGTATTTTAAATATAAAAAATTTCCTGTCAGGACTAATTAACCCTTCGCCATAACTGTGTCCTTTTGATGCCCACAATCTAGTGTAATCAATATCAATTATGTTGTTGTTAAATTTTATTATATCTAATTCTTTGTAAGAAAAATCTAATTTATTTTCTGAATTTTCTAACAAAACTGATCCTCTATTATTTTTGTTGCGCTGGTAGAATATAGTTATAGATAGCCAATCCAGAGTCAACTGTAATCTGTGCAGCGCCTTCATCACTAAAACGAATCATTTTATTACCAGATAAACTTAAAATGCTTATAACAGCAGTTACTGGCCATGACCATGCTTTGGTTAAAGATCCAGCAACATCGTGTGCAAAAACAAAGTTACCAGCATGACTACTATGGTCACCAAAATAGAAAACTAAATTATTATTTTCTGTGCGAGCAATAAAGGTTGTCTCTTCGCTGTTGGCCTGTGCTTGAAATTTAAGTCTTTGAATAGCAGCTACGCTAGGTTCAATTTCAACACCCCATTTTACACCTTTAAACTTTACAGTTTTTAATTTATCATTGACAATTTCTGCGCTCATAAAACGATAGTCATTTTTAAAATCTCCTGCTTTGTTTTCAAAGTGAACACCATTTGGGGCACTATCATCTTTTTTAGTAATAGCTAACTCAGCATCTTCTTTATATTCCGGAATATTTAGAATTGTGTTTAGTTTACCTAAATTTGGCATTCCAAAAGTGCCAATAAATTCTGGAACAGGATTATGAAACTGTGCATGCATAATTACAGTTCTTTCCTCGCCAACTGCTTCAATTATAGTTGTATTTGAATCACCTACAATTTTAACTAGGTCAATTACACCTAAGCTATGTGTGTGCTGAACAATATCTTGCAAATAATCTTTCATGTATCAATCTCCAATTAATAATAAAATAATAACGTTTTTTTGTACTAATGTCAATTTACTTTTGATTTTATTTCACCAAGTGTTTGACTTGCCTTGATAGTTTTAAGTTCTCCTGGCTTTTTAAATTCAATCATACTAAAAGCAGGTTCGCTGTCAAAAGAAAAAATTGTTTCGTAACCTAAACTCTCGGCCATTGGTACTAAAATACTTTTTGGCACATATGTCATAAAATAAGTTTCTGCATAAGATGCAGCAGCAGGAAGGTCGGCGTTATTGTATGTAAAAACAATCTTTCCACCAGGTCTTAACCAGTTTAGTGATTGTAAGAGATACTGTTTGATAGTATCTAGACTTAGGTAATTAAAAAAATTATAACTAAAAATAAATCCAAATTGATTAACAGGCAAATTTTTTATTTCGTAGTAATTTTTAATTAGATATTTTCTTACTCTACTTTGATAAAGCGGTGGAAATTGTTCTAACGCCGAATTAAAGAATTCTGGAAAAAAATCTGCCACGTACAAAGGGTCACTGGCAACTAACAATTTAGTCCATTCTCCATTTCTGCAGCCTATTTCTAAGGCTGGATAGCGCCAGTCGCTATAAAGATTAATTCTTTGCTTAAGAACAGTTTCAAAATCTACATCCGGTCTTATTTGTCTGATACTCGTTATTGATTCAGGATCTATATATTCCAATTCAAATTGATAGTTTTCGGCAAAAAATTTTGTTGATAGTTCATCTATTTTGCTTTGCACATACTCAATGATAAATTGAATTTGATTAATATCACTTAAGAAGTGGTTAAAATTTTGTTTATGATTGTTTACTACTTCTAAAATACGAGAAGAAATGTCCTGATCAGTATCTTTTGTTAAATTTTCCATTCGCGCACAATTACATTCAATCTCAGACTGAATTGTGGACATTTTCAGGGATTGTCTAAGTTGATTTCTTAAACTTACTAATTCGTTTAGTTTCATTGAATGTCATTAAATGCATAGTTTATTTATTCAAAGGTGAATAATGCATCAAAGGTTGTTTTTATATCAGTATGAGACGGAATATCCCAGTCTAGTACACCTAATAGATTTTCTACTTTCTGGTCCACAATAGTAGCTTCCATTAACCCGTCATCAAATGGTAAGTCTTTAAACCATTGTGGAATATGGCTTTCGTCTGTAGGATAACCAACTGATGTGTAACCTAGTGCATTGTCTTTTAGTTTACACACAATAGTTTTCATACCGTCCACAATAGACATGCTATAATTATCACCGTGCATTCTACGTAAATTGTTCCAATTGAGTGCTGCACGTACATGTCCTGGCATGTTTGCACGACCTAGCCGTTCTTCTTCTTTGCCATACTTGGTCAGATTGTTAACACGCTTGGGTGTACCTTTTTCCCATGCAGGTCTATCTTGGAACGCAATCTTAAACTGACGCACACGATCATATATTTCTTCTCGTTCTGCGCCAGTTAGTACAGCCGTTAATAGTTCACTCAAGAAGTCTTGTACAATCTTAGGAGTATCCGATCGCTTCAAGTCAAGACCCATTGCCTTGACCTTGCCTGGTTTGCCGTGAGTGTCTAGCCGGTTGCCTTCCAAGTCATAGATAAGAACCGCATAGCGTTTCTTTTTTATGAATAATCCCTTTGACGCAACAAGCTCACGTCCTCCCTTGATAAGTTCGCCCATGGCTCTAGGCACGTGACAAGCTCGTTCCATAAAGGCTGGAAAGCTTGTGTTGACTTGATCGGCAATACTGTCGTAGAGTTGAGCACAGATGTCTTTGTTCCATTCCATTCTACCGGCTTCAACTTCTGATCTAACCGCAGGCCAAGCAGTAAAATAGCATGAATCAGTGTCTCCGTAGATGATACTTTCACCCGTATGGTCGTATTTTCCGAATATGCATTCATTGATGTATGCATCCATATGTCTGGCAATGATACGTCCAGTGAGCGTAGTACTTTGACCAATTCTTTTGTCAAAAAATCTACAACCTGGGTTGAGGATTGCTCCGTAGAGACTGTTAAGATTAATCTTTTTGACCAGCTGTCTTTTGTCCCAGAATGCTTTATCTTCATCAGTAATTGCCTCTTTCTTCTTGGCCTGTAGTTCTTTGCGTTCAGCGTACCAACGTTCTAGTAAGCCAGGAACAACTGCTTTTTGTTCATAACTGAATATAGTTCCATTGGCCGATAACATCCAAGGTTGATTACTGTCAAAGATCATTCTCCAGATGTCAGCGGCACTCATAACATCGGATCCGCCGGCTTCCCAATCAATAGTAATTTCTGTTCCAGGTTCGGCATTCATTACAGCAGTGTATTCAAGACTACCAAACATATTTTCCCAGGCATCTGCAAAACTACTACCTGAACTTATTTTTTCTTGAATATACCTGTCAGTCATTATCGGTCTAAATTGGCCAATGATGGACTCTTGTGCCATGTTAAGAGCGCGGATTGCTGACGGGTAGAGACTGTTGATGTCAATTGCACCGATCCAGTCGTGCATGCCCCTTTTGGGGTAAGCAACATAGGCACCTGCTGCTTGTGTGTCACCTTGATCATCTCTATTTTTCCTATTAGGTACTACCATTCCACGTTGATGTGCTTCGTTAATAATTGCCTGTTCTGTGACTGCTACCGCACCCATTGTTGTTTGTAGCAACACAGTATTATCGTGTGCAAGTTCATTGGCTAGATCTAGGAAACGCAGTTTCTTGTCTAGTTTGGCAACAAGCATGGTGTCTTGCCTGTTGTAGTCAATGAACTTGGGAAAGTCTTTGTTATACAATTGATCTAGTGTGCCTTCGTACTGTGTCTTGCGTTCTTCCAGTTCATATTCACCAATGGCATCCAGACTGTAACTGTGGCGTTCTTCGTATGTGTATTTGCGATACAGTTGCATATAGTCCATATGCACACGACCAATCAAGTCAAATGTGAGATTCTCTGCCCCAAAGCGTTCAAATGTTCTTTGTTTAGGCAGTTGCCCCCACAGGCAAAATCTACGTGTGTCGTCTTTGTTTAGCACTCGAGTCACACGCATGACCATGTAGGGAATATCAAAGCCTTCTGAGTTCCAACCACTCAAGATGTCAGCATCATCGATGATATCTAAAAAAGTATTGAGTAAATCTTCTTCGCGTTCGAACAAGAAACAGTTATCGTACCTGGCACAAATTTCTTCGGCAGTGGCCCATGAATAACTTTTAGGAGGAACAACCAAGGTGACCAGTCGATCCATCCAGTCTAGATAAACACTGATAGCAGTTATCGGATTAAACGGATCTTCGGGTTTACTGAAACCTCGTTCCGGGTCAAAATCAACCTCAATGTCGAAAAACGCAGTATGTAGCTTGGGAGATTGAGCCCCCAAATAGTTTTCTTCGAGACAACGGAATACTGGATTAATATCTGATTCCCAAACACGTTTGTTGCTGTTAATACGTATCTCTTTCTGAAATTCCTTATTCGACCTGGTTGAAAACCTGCTAACAGGAGTACCGTAAACAGTACGAAATT